CCCCACACCCTCTATCAGCATAGCCTGAACCATTAAAAGACACTAAAGAATGCCGTAACCACACTAATCCCTCGGTTTTAGGCTTATACATTATTAACCTTAGCTAGTTCAGCACTCGCCGACTTCGCAAAATACCTATCAGGGTGGGCAGATTTTATAGCACCCCATAATATGTAGGCAATAGTGCCTTCTGATAGTTGATGGAAGCATTTACAGTAAAAAGCCAACCATTGTTCATCAGCTTTTAGTGTACCCATTAAAAGGGTGGCTTTGTCTTCGACGCTTATATTGTTCATAATCTGCCCTTTGCCTTTATGAGGGTAATAAAATACCCAGCAGGGTTTCTAATCGCTTGACGTTCCTTGACCTCACCAACGCATCCCCATATTAGACTTTCGGTATTCATATAAGCAACCTTACAAAACAGCTTATATGATTGGGGTGAGCTTAGTTCTGTTACTAATCGTTTAGCCGTATCCTCAGCTATTCTGTGTTTATTAACATTGTTACTTAATTTATTAAGAACATTGCTACTAACATTGACATTGTTGTTTTTTAACTTCTTAGCATTGTTTTTTAATTTCTTAGCATTGTTGTTTAGCTTCTTAACATTGTTGTTTTTTAATATTTCTTTGGTTGAAACCATTGCACTCTCCATTCCAACCGCCTATAATTAAGAGTAACGTAAATTTTAAGTCGTCATCCCAATCAGGTGGCGATTTTTTTTATGTGATATTACTCTGCAGAGTGTTTGTGTAACAACCAAAACGCAAGTTCTAGTTGTTGACTGGAATTATACTCCACCTATTAAAATAAGTAAACTAAATAGCCCCTCCGAGGGTTAATCAAAAGGGGCTGGAAGTATTATATCAAAAATAGTATAATTAAAGGGTACATTAACACTTGATAAGTGCCAGTCAGAGAGGAAGACGACGAATGAATGAAGAAGTAAAATCTGACATTAAATGGCGACTAAAAGACCTGCCAAGTGCGGAGGGAGTAGCTGAGTTAGTTAAAACCAAGGTTCTAACGACACAGGAGGCTCGTGAGATCATTTTAAAGCACTCAGGCACGGAAGATAGGCTTTCGGTCTTAGAAGAGCAGGTAGAGCTTCTAAGAGGGGTATTAGAGATACTAGCCACAAACAACAGGGGAGCAGTAACTGAGATAAACTACCCAGCTCGATACCAGACAGCAGTAAACACCCTTAAACCCGGGCAATACTATACTTGGACGAGTAGTAATAACAATTCGATAGGTATTAACTAATTAAAAAAGGGCTGGCACTTATTAAAGGTTAAGGAGAGGAATGAGCAGATTAGAGGAAATAGCCAAGGATGCAAAACTAGAGCATGGATTAACTAGGAAACAGAAAGCATTTGCAGATGAACTACTAAACAACCCAAAGATTACTGGGGTCGAGGCGGCAACAAAACATTATGGTAGGCCTGGTAAGGCTATAGACCCTACAGTAGCCAATAGCATAGCAGTGGAGAACATTCGTAAGCCTTTAGTGATGGCTTATTTGCGTAGGCACGATGACTTAATAGAGGAGACTTTAATAGATGTAGTCAAAGATTGGGGTCACGAAGAAAACACCAGAAAGCGAGAAATAGCTTTAAATAACGCACAATACGTACATGACAAGGTGCACGGTAAGGCAACTCAGCAGATAGAATCAAGCAATAAACAGGTAATTATCAGCATTGACTTAACAGCAGAAGATGAGGACCTTAAACCAGGTTAGGAACGCAGGAGAGCCCGTCTAACGCATCTTTATGGGTGGAGTGGTACTAGACATCAACTCTTGCTCTGATACCTATGTTTCTCAGGAACAAACAAGAACAATTAGTAAGACAATTCGCTAACAGTTTAACTCTCAGACGTACACGCTAACCGAGAGAGTGCCAGAAAACAGGGGGTTATACCAATTATGCGTATGATATTGTGGGTCAATCACGCACTCTAACCTGTTGGCTATTGACAAACATACCAATTGTATCGATAGCACTCCGAGAGGACACCACTAGGGTAAGGAAGGTGCAAGCATCACAAAAAATAATAATATAATCTACACATAATAGGTAAGAAGACCCATCCCCCCATCACCCCTTCCCTTGATAGCTACTCCTGTCTACTAGTATATATAACGTAGTGATTCAATATCGGATGTCTGTAAAATATCGGATTACCCCAATAGGGAATGTTTGCTTTTATTAAATGCTTGTAGCATAATAATACAAACAAAAGAAGATCTCACAAAACAATAAAAGGAGGGTAATTATGCCTAAGAAGAATTGGACAGACGAGGAGCGTAAAGCGTTCGGCGAGAAGATGAAACGAGCTCGCCAATCTGCTGAAGTTCCAGAAGAAATATTAAACGAGGATATCCAAGCCCTTAGAAAGGAGATCGAAGAGCTAAAAACTCGATCTTTCTCTCAACAAGTATCCCAAGCTCCCCAGGTGGGCGCCCAAGGGATTGTCGGAACTTTTGAGAAGTACATTCTTGATCCTTCCAACTACCCCGATCCTTGTGAGCGACTAGCCAAAGAAGATAGACTTCAGCAGTTCGCCTTCCCGCTAAACTACGAGCTTCAGTTTGAAATCTCCAGTACCTCGTACAAAACACAAGATGGAATCCAGACTAAAGAACCGAAATTCCGACTCCAACTCATTAAAATAATGATGGACGAGGAAACTAACGAGCCGACCAATAAAAGGTATTTGATTCGTCAAGCCGTTTTCCACGAAGACCCTGACACAGCCTTAGCTATAGCCCGAGAGAAAGGGCTAGAGGTTGGGAACGATCAAAAAGCCTTCTTAAATGAGATGCGTTATCTGCGGATGCGTGACTGGTTATTCGAGAACTTTTACACTCCCAATAATACATCTGTTAAATCCAACAAAAAAGAAATGGTAATTGGCAATCGCTTGGTTGAAGTCTACGAAATCAGTTCTCCCACCCCTTCTTCCATCCCATTCTCAGATCTAAAAGGCAAAGTCTAAGTGTGGGCTACAAACCTCACCGCAAGCAGATCCTTGCGCATTTAGCCTTTCTCACCCAAGGCTACAAGCGAGGGGTCCTTCTAATGGGCAGACAATGTTTAGACGCAGACACCCTAGTCAGAACTAATACAGGGTATACTCCTATTTGTTTTCTCAAGGTTGGAGACAAAGTTCTATCGTATAATGGGGAGTATGAGTACAAAAAAGTAATCAATACTTGGGAGTATGATGTTGAACCTAAACCCATGATAAGCTGTACTATATATGGAGAACAAGTTAACGCAACCTACGACCACCCCTTCTACTTCGACAGACAATACGTTCCTCTCTATCAGCTTGTCTGGGGAGATATGGATACCAGCCAAAGGGAAAAGCTCCAATTACTTTGTGAGCAATATGGGTCGGCTTTTGACAACGAGTCAATATGGTTCAAAGGGTCGGATAGCGGTTTCACACTACACAATCAGCGATATTCATCTACGGAGGTCGTGGTTTCACATATAGGGGAGAGCCAGACCACCTTCGCTATAGATGTAGAAGATAATCATAACTATCTGATAACAGAGTCAGAAATACTCGTAAAAAACTCAGGGAAAACTTTTTTTGCAGTCAATCATGGTTGGCTCTCGGCTGTCATTAAGCAGGGCAGATACTTCGTGGTCTTTAAGACTTACAAGCAAGCCCACGAGGTAGTCTGGCGACAATATATCCCTCTCATCCCTAAAGAGTTGATCTACAAGAAGAACGAGGCTGATCTTCTTATTGAGCTCAACTACATTAAAGGACCAGTTAAACTGCCAGATGGGACAATAGTAGAGGTTGAGCATGATGACAATATGCCCCGTTCGACCATTCAATTACTAGGCTCGGATCAATCTGACTCGCATCGAGGATTTAAAGCTGACGGAATAATCTTTGATGAGTACGCCGATCAAGACCCGAACAACTGGGATGCAGTTTATAAGCACTTCTTTACCACAACTGATGGTTGGGCGGTGTTTATGGGTACGCCTAGAGGATACAATCACTTTTATGACTTAATCGAAGACGCCAAAGACAACCCCCGGTGGTTCTACCTTGAGGCTACCTGGCGAGATTCGCCTTATGTCAAGAGGGAGTTTATCGAGGAAGAGAAGAAGGAAGCCGAGCGGAAGGGGACACTCTCGACTTTTATGCAAGAAGTAGAGCTAGAGTTCCGAGCTGTCCAGGGGGCAGTGTTTCCGGCGTTTGATCGCAGTATTCATATTGTTAAACCGACTGAGTGCCCAGTCGATGATGTGACCACCTACGCCTGTATCGACTTTGGTTATCACACCACCGCTTGCTTAATAGTCGATATTGATAAGGATCAAAATTGGTATGTGGTGGATGAAGTGTATGGGCGTGAAGAAATATTAAAAGACATTATCCCTAGAATTAAAAAGAAGCTTGGCGATAAGCGTTTAGTCCTAATGGTTGGTGATTCCCAGGCTAAGGATGCCATTGAGACGATGTCAGCGGACTTCCCGATAGTTCCAGTAGTAAAACGCCAAGATAGTATCGTACACGGTATTAACTTAGTTAGAACAAAGCTCAAGCCCCGCATCCAGCTAGTTGGTCCACCCAAGCCCACACTATTCATTAGCAGTGTCTGTAAAAACTTTATTCAGGAGGTTGAAGCGTACAAATACCCCGAGGATAAGAAAGATCGCAACCCTTCGGAAGTGCCGATGAAAGAGAACGATCATGGCCCAGATGCCATCAGGTATCTTGCTATCCACCTCAAGTATGGCTTAGTGGCAGATGATAAACTACCAAAGTCAAGTGTACTCAAGGAAGTTAATCAATATGGTTTGCTTTAAATGTTGTATAATAGAAAGAAAAGGAAATAAAAATGTATAAAAAGTCAACTACCAAATACGAGTACCAGTACAAAAAGAACTACGAAGAGGATTGGGATATACACCGTAACTATGTGAGCACTTTTGATGCTTACGAAGCTATGCTCATTGGTCAGGTGTATGACAGTGTTTCTAACTCTATTGATGGATCAAAGATTACTGATTCCTATGCCGCTACACTAGCAATTGAGCGAGCTGCCCGGGTTATGGGCAAACTCCCCGAGGGAGTAGTTGAGGCTACCGCCAAAGCTGACCAAGGGAAAGCTGCTTTTATGGACATTCTTAGGCAGAAGTGGATTTATCCTAACGCCAACGCCCAGCATAACTTTGAAACTAAGCTCCGACTCTGGCAGCTTTACTCTAGTGTGTATGGATATATGCCAATGTTTTATGACTGGAACGTCAATACCACTGGTTATGTAGGCCCTGACTGCTGGCTATGGAACCCCCGCAATCTAGTCCCACAACAGGGCAGAACTTCAATAAACGACATGGACTACGTTACCGCCCTTACCTGGGTGAGCAAGAAGTATCTTGAGGGCATCTTAGATAAGAATAGTGAGGATGATGGCTGGGATAGAGACGCACTCAAAGAATTGATTGATTTGGCTGAGAACGCCACAACAGACTCTGATACCGAGAAAGATACCCAAGTTGCACGGACCCGTGCCAATCAGGCTACCAAAAAAGGTATTTGCTTGGCTACTCGTTATGAGTCAGGTGATGATGGTGAGTGGTGCACATTCGCCCCCGACCATTCCTGTGTTGAGGTGCGTAAGATCTCTAATCCCCACAAGAACGGTAAGATTCCCTTTGTTATTAAGTATTCCCAACCACTATTTGATTCCTTCTACGGACTCGGCGACTTCCAGCGAGCTAAACCTTTGCAATTCGCCAGAGATGGTTTGACTAACTTCTACTTCAAGGGTATTAAGATGAACCTCATTCCTCCAATCATCGCCAATGCTAATGGAGTTATCAAACACACCATTGACTATCGAGAGGGTGCAGTGATGATGGAAACCTTACCTAACTCAATCCGCCGACTGGAGACTTCAACAGCTGGATTAGCTACCTACCAAGGCGCTCAGTCTAACTTAACAGGCTCGTTACTAAGTTTGTTCGGTTCGCAGAACGCTTCTATGCCTGGCAGTGAAACTCTCAACCCAACTCAGGGTAAAACACCAGCTGCTATCTCTCTATATAGTGATAAAGAAGCTACACGGGATGGGCAGGAGCGAATGTATTTAGAGACTGCGATAGAGGAGTTGACTGATGGATTCTTCTCCCTAGTTGCTAATATTGGCACTGAGGATATTCCAGTGAACTTATTCTCAAAAGATATTGAGGAAATTCAAAAAGCTGGCTTGACAGACATTGAGGGGTTACTAGACAAAATCAAACCCAACTCCACTATGACTGGCGGGGAGCTCAAGATTAAACCAGGCTCTCTAAAAGGTGTCGAGTATCGCTTCCACATTACAAGCGCTTCCACTTCTAAGATAAACAAGGATAACCAACGCCAAGCTCTCGAGAATATGATGGGGATTATTGGCAAGTATCAAAACATTTTCAAGGACGATAAACGGATTGATGTCAATTGGGGCAAGATAATGGACACCTACGAGGAGTTAAGTGGCATTGATGGAGCTAATGAGTTTGTAACCATAAATGATGGCCCTAGCCCTGAAGAGGAGCAACTCATGCAACA